CACGCTGCTGCCCGAGCTGCTCGCCAGCGGCCAGGTCGCCGAGATCACCGAGGCTGAGTACCGAGCGGCCATTGAACCCCTAGCCCCGTAGGCTAGGTGTATGGCAGACAGGACGCGCGGAGGCCGGATTTTGATATGACTGACATCGTCGCCCGCCTGCGAGCCGAGATCGCCTGGGAGCCCGAGGTCGGCGAACTGCTGTCCGGGGCAGCCGACGAGATCGAAAGGCTGCGGCTGGATCGCGTGACTGTACATAACGAGCGTACAGCGATCCCAGCGGGATCGTTTCCAAAAAGCACCGCAATGCGTAGCGATTCGCACATAAACGAGCCTGTCTGCCCCTACGTCACCGGCACAGTGACCAGATACTGCACCCTGACACCGTTTACCCTCACCGACGCGGAGCGGGAGGCGATTGAGACATCATTCGACGCGCTGCAATACGCCGCCGACGCACTGGGGCTAGGGCAGGGCGACTGCGACCGGCTCGCCGCCACGCTGCGGGGGCTGCTGGAGCGGACGAAACTGGGTAATGTCACCAGAAACTAGGTAATAAACTAGGTAATACCAAACACTTTGCCCGCCGTCAGCCGACGCCGCTCCACACGGCGTCTATGGGTGCTGTCGGCGGGCTGGGGCGAGGCGTACCGCGCCGGGATACAAACCGGAAGGCGACGAGTGGGCCGCCCCATTGGCACAGCGATCCCGGCGGAGCGGCTTCGGGGGATAAACCGTCACGCCAACCCCGCCGGGGTCGCCCTGCCGCACGGCCACGCCCCGCGTGGCTCCGAGCTCCAACGCGGGGCGGCCTGCCCAAACCCCCAAAAAAATTACGTTATAACACATTACAACATTAGCGCACGCGGCCACTCGCCCTGTCGTGCCGACACCGCTACAATGCCTGCATGGGCAAGCAACGACCACGCACCGCAGGCAAGGCCGCACCGAAGCCCAAGGCTGCAGTCCCGAGCCTTCCGCCACAGCTGGCCGGCAAGCGGCTGTGCACCACCCGCGACGCCGCCCAGCGGATCGGCTGTCAGCAGAGCTACGTTCGCCGCCTGGCCTCGCAGGGCATCCTGTGGTCGTGGCGGCTGTCGTCGCGGATGCTGCTTCTCGATGCCGACGACGTTGAGGCCTACGCTCGAGCCGCCGCCGATCGGCGAGCCAGCGGCCACACGCCAGGTCGGCCGCCTGGCGGCTTTGGGGCCAGCTGACACGCCACGAAATGTGAGCGTTTCGTTTGAGTCGCCATCTGTCCCAAGTGTCCACCACAAGATGTAGTGGTGGGCTGCCTCACGACCACAAAATGTTGTGATTCGCTTGACAGGGCGTAGCGACGTCGCTACAATAGGGGCATGACAGGCAACGAGCCTGAGACACTAACAAGGAGACAGACATGACCACGACCACCAAGACCACCGCGACCAAGACCAGCAAGACCAACCGCCACTACCTGTACCGCCGCGGCACGGATCTGAGCCGCGTGCACATCAAGCTGAGCCGCAGCGAGCAGGCCGAATGGACCCGAGCGAACAAGATTGCTGCTGACCTCCGCAGCCAACGCACCCGCGGCGGAGCGGAGCTTGCCGAGCGGATCCTGTGTGCGGCCTACGACGCCACCTACGGCAAGCGGGGCCGATGAGCCCCAAGCCCCCCGGCACAGGGCCGGGGGGCACTCAAGACCCCGAGCAACACCACACACGACAGGAGACACGACATGACCACGACCGCCCCCACCGCCACCGACACCATTTACAACGCCATCCGCCGCTTGGAGCGCAACGCAGGAGCCCCGGTGATGCTGCCTGAGCTGCGAGCCGAGGTAGGCCTGCCTGTGGCCGAGTTCGACGCAGCCTTCCAGCAGGCGGCCGCCAGCGAGACGATCACCATCGTCTGGCAGGATCACGGCCTGGCCCAGCACGTGCCGGGCAAGCACGTCATCCTCGACGGCAGGCTGAGCATCGTGGCCGCCAGCCGCCGCGGGTTCGGCTGAGGGCCGAGCGGCCCGGCGGCACTGGGGCCGCCGGGCAAGGCCCCGGATTGTTAGGATTGCGTTCGAGTCGCCATCCCTGCTAGGTGTCCACCACAAGATGTAGTGGTGCTGACTCCGGACGCCACAAAATGTTGTGTTCTGCTTGACACGTCGTGCCGACGTCGCTACAATAGGGGCATGACAGGCAACGAGCCTGAGACACTAACAAGGAGACAGAACGATGACCAAGACCACGAAGACCACCGCGACCAAGACCACCAAGACCGACAAGACCAAGGACCGCCACTACCTGAGCCGCAGCGAGCGGGCAGAGTGGGCACGAGCCGAGAAGATCGCCATCAGCCTCCGCCGGCAAGGCACCAAGGGCGGGGCGGAGCTCGCCGAGCGGATCCTGTGTGCGGCCTACGACGCCACCTACGGCAAGCGGCTCGGCCGCTGAGCGACGAGCCCCCCGGCATCGGGCCGGGGGGCATAGGGCGAGGCAGGGCCACTCTGGCCGCCTCGCTGGCCCCGCGTGGCGGAGGCCACCCGACCCCGCAGCTTGAGGCCAGCCTGCCGCCCAGCCTGCCCCGTTTGTGTGTGATTGTGTGTTATAACATAACGTCGCGGCGGCCTCTGCAAGACCCGGCCCCCCCTGCCCTACGCTGGCAGCATGTGCCACGCATCGGCCGCGAGCCGAGCCACCCAAGGAGACGAGCGATGAGCGAGACGAAGATCAAGCGACGCCAGCGGCAGGTGGACGTCACCCTGACCAGCGTGGCGGCCTCAGCGACCACCCTGCGGCTCGACGACATGGCCGGGGCTGTCATCAGCCTGCCGACGCTCTCGACGTCAGCGAGCAGCCTGCAGCTCTACGGCAGCACCACCGAGGACGGCACCTATGGCCGCGTCTATGGTGCGGACGGCTCGGCGGCTGACATCACGCTCACGCCCTCAAGCACCCTGCCGACCATCTACTCGCTGCCGGATGCTTTGTTCGCCTTGCCCTTTGTCCGCGTCGTGTCGGGCGACACGCATACCGAGAGCGTGACTGGCACTGTGGCCTTCAAGAGCTAGCCTCATGGCATCCTTCGAGCAGCTGCCCGGCACCCTCAGCGTCGCGTGCGTGGCCGGCGACGAGCTCAGCGTGCCGGTGGACTTCAGCATCAGCCTGGCAGGCTACACCGTGGCGGCCTCTGTGCTGTCGCTGGTGGACGCTCGCGAGGTCGTGCAACCTATTGTCTCGGTGACCAACGAGACGGCGGGGATCGTCGCTGTCAGCCTCACGGAGACAGCGACGGCGAGCATCACTCCTGGCAGCTACCGCTGGCGGCTGACGTGGACCGACGACGCCGATGCCGAGCGGACAGCACTGGCCGGCATCTTTGAGGTCAAGGCCCGATGACGACCACCGTCACCAACACGCCGATCGTGGTGACAGCCGGCGAGACTGCGGTGGCCGCTGCTGTCACCTCGACGCCGCTGACCGTGCAGGTCGACCAGGGCATCAGCGTGGCCACGCAGGCAGCCCTTGATGGTAAACTTAACGCATCGGTCGTGACCTCAGGCACGTGGACGCCGACGTTCATCACCATCGGCACCGACATGGCCAGCGTGACCTATGGTGCCGCCACTGCTGGCAACTGGACACGCATCGGCGACCTGGTGATTGCCACAGGGGCAGTGGTGGTGACCGCTGTAGACACCACAGGGTCAGCGGGTGCGTTGGCAGTAGGCGGGCTGCCCTACTCTGCCGCGGCCGCCTCAAGCGGCACGGTGGGCTTTCAGGCAGGCTTTACCACCAAGACGCCTGTCCGGCTCTATCCGACGGGGTCAGGGCTTACGTACGCCCCGGTGATTGGCATTGACTCAAGTGCTGCACAGACGCTGCTGACCGCGGCCAACATATCGGCGACGTCGCAGCTGACGTTCTCGCTGTTCTATGTCACAGGAGACGCCTGATGCCGCAGCGGATCGCGAGCTACCGGCCGCCGCGTGTGGCGTGCGGGCCGCGAGGCGGAGACGAGGCTAGGCCCAACGCCTACCGCCGCGGCTACGTTGACCGCCGCCATCGAGCTTGGCGGCAGGCTGTGCTGACCCGAGACGCCTGGACCTGCCGGCACTGCGGCCGCGTCTGCGGTGCGACTAGCGAGGCTCACGCTGACCACGTGACGCCGATCGCGGCCGGCGGCTCGCGTTACGACCTGGCCAATGGCCAGTGCCTCTGCCAGAGCTGCCACAGCCGCAAGACCGCGAGGGAGGGGCGTTCCAATCACTAGGGGGCCCGCGAAATGAGAACCACCCGGTTATCCCCTTTTTACGCCGTTTTGGGTTTTGCTTGAGGGGTAGGTCATGGGCAAGCGAGGGCCGCCGAAGACGCCGAGCCAGCTGCGGATCGCTCGCGGCACCGCCAAGCCTCGGGCCGACGAGCCGAAGCCGCCGGCCGGCAATCACGTGATGCCAAAGCACCTCGGCAAGATTGCAGCCGGCAAGTGGCGGCAGCTGCTGCCGCTGCTGGAAGCGGTGCGGCTGATGACAGACGCAGACGTCGAGGCCTTGGCCCGCTACTGCGACACCTACGAGTGGTGGCTTGCCACGCGTGCCACGCTCAAAAAAGAGGGTGACACTTACCCCATACTGAACGATGGCGGCGAGGTGAAATACATCGCTCAGCGGCCGGAGGTCAGCATTGCCCACAAACTCGCGACGCAACTCCGACAGCTCGAGCAAGACTTCGGGCTCTCGCCGGCGGCGCGGGCGTCGCTGCACGTCGAGCAGCCGGCGGCCGACGACGGCAGCGACTCCATCCTGTTCGGCTGATTGCCGCTGTGCATCATGCCGAGCGGTCGCGTTCTTCGAGCGGATCTTCACGCACGCCAAGGGCGAGCTCGGCGGCCAGCCTTTCACGCTGCAGCCTTGGCAACGCAACTACGTGCGGGCACTCTTTGCCGAGCGTGACGGCCAGCGTCAGATCCGCACGAGCCTGCTGGCACTGCCCCGGAAGAATGGCAAGTCGTCGTTGTGTGCCGGCATCGCGCTGCGGCTGCTGATGGAAAACGAGCCGGGCTGCGAGGTCTACAGCTGCGCGGCCTCGCGGGATCAGGCCCGCCTGGTCTTTGACATGGCCCGCATCGCGGTCGAGCAGTCGCCGGCGTTGTCCCGCCACCTCAAGGTCTATCGAAACGCGATCGTCCGCGAGGCGACGCATGGGACGTACAAGGCACTCTCTGCGGAGGCCGGCATCCAGCATGGGCTGTCAGCACATGGCGTGATCTTCGACGAGCTCCATGTGAGTAACCGCGAGATGTGGGAGGTGATGCTCTCCAGCCAAGGGGCCAGGCGGCAGCCGCTGACGGTAGCGTTGACCACAGCCGGCTACGACCGCAAGACCATCTGCTGGGAAATCTGGAAGTATGCCGAGTCTGTCCGCGATGGTGTCGTGACAGACCCAACGTTTCTGCCGGCGATCTATGCTGCGCCGGCCGAGGCTGACTGGAAAGATGAGGCGACGTGGGCCGCGGCAAATCCAAACCTCGGCGTAAGCGTGAGGCTCGAGTTTCTCAAAAGCGAGTGTGCTCGGGCAGTCGAGATGCCGCGGTACGAAAACACGTTCCGCCAGCTGTACCTCAACCAGTGGACGGAGCAGGACACCCGCTGGCTGCCGATGGACAAGTGGATGCAGGGCAGCGGCCCGTGCGAGGTCGACCTGCGAGGCCGGGAGTGCTTCGGTGGCCTCGACCTTGCGACGACCTTTGACACCACCTGCCTGTGCCTAGTATTTCCGCTGGAGGATGGCACGCTGTGGGCCGAGCCGCATTTCTGGATCCCTGAGGAAAACATGCAGCAGCGGGTGCGGCGTGACCAAGTGGGATACGACACGTGGGCCAAGCAAGGCCATTTGCACGTGACGCATGGCAACGTGACAGACTTCGACCAGATCAGGGCCGACATCAATGATGTTGCAACACGTTATAACATAAGGCAAATAGCGATTGACCGCTGGAATGCAACGCAGTTGGCGACCCAACTGCAAGGAGACGG